CTTCTCTGGATTCGTGCATCCGTTTCAGCAGGGTGCTGTGGGTGTATGTGCCACCGGCCTCGCGGATGTACCGCAAAGCCTTCTGGCATTTCTCATCAAACGGGTTCTCGAACGTGTACGAGTTGGTGAGGAAGAGCGTTTTGTTGATCTGGTATTCCACGAACTGGCTGGCCCACTTGACGGCATCCACGGAGATGACGGGATCGTTGACGTTCTCGCTGACGGCGTACAGAATGGACAGCTTGCACACTTTTTCGAATGCGCGCGCCCAGAACGCGGTCGGGATGATGGCTTTGAGCTTGTCGTACCTGCTGTAGATCTCGTCGTACTTGTCATCCAGCTTGTCGAGGAACTTGGCCGCGTCCTCGGTCGCCTGAATGATCATCGGCGTCGGGAATTCCATGCAGAGATTTCCTCTGCTCTGACCGTAATTGAGGATGGTTTTGACCTGTCGGATGATGGGAGGCGGGACGCTGATGAATTGTGCGTGGTTCTTTTTGCCGCGTTCTCCAGCTTCGAGGATGAGGCATCGTGCGATAAGGCCGTTGGCGAGCAGGCGCTTGTTGAGCGACTGGAAAAACATCTCCGGGATGGCTGTGCCGAAGATGACGAGGTACGGGTTCTGAATGTCAACGGCCATGGAATCAAATCCTTTCTCTTTCTGTTCTTTTTTGCGTTTGATGAGTTCAGCACGGCCCATAGCCTTGCTTCGGATGGTGTAGGAGCTTGAAGACGAGGTGAAGATTTCGAGCATCTTTCCGATCATGGCCTCGGCTCTGGGGTCGCCGGACTTCATGCTGTTGATGAGGGTGTCGATCTCGTCGACCTGAAACAGCATGGACGGGCTGATGAAGAGGGCATCCTCCAGGGCTTCGCCGGACGCGAACGAGTTCGCGATGCACTGGTTCATGGCGGGCTTTGCGGCACAGGCGATGGTCTTGGTGATGCGGCGCGGGTGGTCTTTGCCGACGCCCGATCCCGCGAGCGCGATAAGATAAATGTTCGCGCGGTTGTTCCGGGTATCGGCTACGTTTCGTCCGACCAGGAGCGACAGACAGGACAGTGCGCCGCAGAACGACAGAAGCCTGTTCGGCTTTGGGGCACAGCTCATGGAGAAGTCCGTGATCTCGTCGATGAGACCGGGAATGTGCAGGAGCTTCTCGCTGATCTTGCCGGGATCGCCCGTGAATTCAAGGCTGTTCTCCTTCTTTTCGAGGTCGCCAATGTCGACGGACTTCGGTTTCATCAACCCGCTGATATCCACGTTCACGGGTTCGGGAGCCTTCGGCTTATCGTAACAGCCGGGCTCGCACATCTCGCGGAGCTTGCGCCAGTCGTTGCCGGAACATGAGTTGTGGTGGCATCGGAATCCGATTGCTCCGTTTGGTTCCTCGATGAGGACGGCAGAACCGTTGGTGTGCGTATCGTTGAACGGACAGACCCTGAACACCCACTTGCGACCGCCGTTGTATGGAACGGGGCGGTTGACGTTGAGGCCATGCCGGAGAATCCAGTCGTCGAGGACAAAGCCATTGGACGCCGTTTGCACCGGCACGGGTTCGGGACGTTCATATCCTGCGGCTGCTTCGAGTTGTTCCCGACCGACCACCTTCATCTCGTCTGGCACGGACATTATTTGTGCCATGCGGTGCGGGCGGCTCGGGATGCTGTCGCCCTTGCAGTTCATGGTTCCGGGCAGACGCCAGATTCGCGCCGGGTTGAACACGGTGAGGTCGACATGCACCTGATCTGTCGATGCGGCCGCGATGCTCGCGATGACGTTCTGGACAAGCCCGTCGTCTTTTGCCGGAAGGTCGATGCGGTAAAGAAGCTGTGCTCCGTTGCCGGAATCGAGCATGATGGGTTGCGGCCACCCGACCGAGGCAAGCCCGTTGCGAATCTGGTCTGCGAGTTCGAGTGCGGCTTTGTGTTCTTCATCCGTACTCGAAATGTTGCTCTTTCGAACGGCGTCGCAGTCAATCGGAAGCCATCGGCGGCGCACGATGTCATCGTCCGCCGTGGTTGCATTCTGTTCTGCCGAACCGAGACGGTTGAACGCCCGTGCCAAGAGGTCGGGGTCGACGGGGTTGAGCGTGACATATGCACCGGCGAAGCTTCGGATCTTTGCGATTGCATCGGCCGCCTGCGGGATGTGCTCGAAATCGAAGTAACCGGATTCCGTGTGCGGGCGTTGATAGCTCGATGACACGGCTTTCAGGATACGGACCTCGAACACATCCCCTGGGGCAAACAGCAGACGCAACGCGCGGGTGATTTCTTCGCGGTTAGTCATGCCTCCTCCCATCAGTCGAACACGAACACAAGCAGGATATTGTCGTCCTGTTTCGGCTTCATCGCCATCGGTTTCTTCTCGGCGGGCTTCACGCCCGTGCGAAGCCACTCGCGGAACTTTGCCGCATTGCGGTGGTGGCAGCGGGCCAGGATTTTTTCGATGTCGCCGCGCTCGGCCACGCGAATCTTCTGTGTGCCGCCGCTGGTGATGGCGTCGATGTATTCCGGACGGGAATTGACGGCGGCAAGCATCTTGTCAGCTCTCGAATAGCCGATGATGCCGCAGAGATCGCGGGCGGCGTACTTGATTCTACCGTTCATCGTGAACGTTCGGATCGGGGTTGCACCGTAGAAAACGGTTTCGGGTTTGTTCGGCATGGATGTTCCTTTCGTTGGTTGATTATTCTTCCGGGTCATCGAACCACGTCGAGAGCGTGGCGAGGGAGAAACCGAGCTTCGCGGCGGCCTCGTCGATCTGGTACTTGACTTCATCGTTCCAGTCGGTCTGCTCGAAGACAAACTGAAGTTCATCGCGCATCGCTTCGATGAGATTCAGCGCCTTTGCCAGACGCTTCACCGAGCGGTCGATCTGTTCACGGTAGTCTTTCTTCTCTTTTCCCATGATGTTTATCCTTCTGTTACACTGTCCGGGTTTTCGCGCATGGCCTCTTCGCAGTCATCCAGTCGGGCGACGAGCCGCGCATTCTCCTCGATCTCCTCGCGGAATTCGCGGAGCTTCATTGCGATGAACTCCGGCCACGGATATTCGTGCCCTTCGTCGTCCTTCGCGTAGGCGGGAGGCGTCATGGCCATGTAGGCGAGAATCTCGCGCCAGAGCATCTCATTGATCCTTTCGCATTCTTCGCGTTTGCTTTCGATCTCATTCTTCCCGATGCGGGAGAGATAGCCATCGTACTTATAGTATGTTCCCCAGCCCATGTGGGTGCTCCTTTCTGTTCAAAATGGAATTTCAGTTGGGTCGAAGTCTTCGACGTGCGGGTCGTCGCCGGACATCGCGACCTCCGCCGTATCATCGCCCGGTTCGCGTTCGGGACGTTCGCCAAGCTCGTACCTCGTGATGGTTTCGAACTTCTCGCCTGCAGTCGAGCGGACGGTTATTCTCTTCGGCTCGGCGAGGATGCCGGAGTTCGCCAGTCGGACCGCTTCATTGGCGCTGTGCGGCACGGGACACCATTCCGGCGCACGCTCCTTCCACCACTTGATGAACTTGGTCCGTGCGTAACCGGAGTGTTCCGGGCAGACCCATTCCGACTTGTACGTTTGAAAAGCCACCTCGTAGTCGACCCGCATCGTGCTCGGCGCATCGTCGGGAGCAAAACGTTTCCGATGGACGTCGTAAAAAGTCCGACGCACCTCGTATTCATCGAAGAAGACCTCGCCGGAGATGATGCCGTCGTGGGCGGCATGCGCGGTGAGGTCCGAGTGCTGCGACGGCGGAAATTCGTATCCGCACTGCGGGCATTTCGCATACGCCGCATGGATGAGCGCCATGCATTCCGGGCATTTCTTTGCCGGAGCTTCGCCATTGCCGGGAGTCTTATCCTTCACGCGGATCATGTCCACGGGACCGTGCCGCATGATGTTGCCGCCGTAGTCCAATACAAGGCAGTTGGTCTTTCCTGTTTCGGGCGAAAGCCGTGTTCCGCGTCCGACCATCTGGATCAGCAGACCCGCCGAGTTCGTCGGGCGAAGCAGGACGATGCAGTCCGTGTTCACGGCGTCGAAGCCCGTGGTCAGCACGTTCACGTTGCACAGATACTTCAGCGGCGGCTTCGGCGTCCCGAACAGATCTGCGGGAACAGCTTTGCCCTTGAAGCGGTCGAGAATCTCGGCACGTTCGCCAGCCGAAGTGTCCCCGGTGACAACGGCGCATTCCTGCCCGCTGTAGCCTCGGATAGCCTCGGCGACATGCTGACAGTGTTGCACCGAAGAGGTGAATATCAGGACGGACTTGCGGTCCCGTGTCAGGTCGACGATCTCCCGGCAGGCGGAAGTCACAAGTTGGTCGGTATCCATCGCTGCTTCGATCTCATCGGCGATGAACTCACCTCCACGGATATGCAGATTGCCGAGGTCGGCTTCCGCACGTCCGGCACGGGATATCAATGGGGACAGATACCCTTGCTGAATCATCTCTTTGAGGTTGGCCTCGTAGCAGATTTCATTCAGAAGGTTGTCCGGCTTGCAGATGAGGCCGCCTTTGAGTCGGAACGGCGTGGCCGTTAGCCCGATGAGCCTGACGCGGGGATTGATTTCCTTCATGTCATTCAGGAAAGTTCTGTACATCCCGTCTCCATCAGGAGCGATGAGGTGTGCTTCATCAATGATGATCAAGTCGAAGCTGCCCAGCAACTCGGCCTTATTGTACACGCTCTGAATCCCGGCCACGATGACCGGCTCCTCTGTGTTCCGGGAGTTCAGCCCCGCAGAGAAGATTCCGATGGGGACTTCCGGGCAGAGCTTCCTGATTTTGTCGGCGTTCTGTTCAAGGAGTTCTTTGACGTGGGCGAGGATGAGCACTCGGCCATTCCACTGCGTTACGGCGTCCTTTGCGATTTGTCCGATCACCAGAGACTTGCCCGTCCCCGTGGGGAGAACAACGCATGGATTGTTCTTTTTACTGCGGAGGTGGTCGTACACGGCCTCAACCGCCTCCCGCTGGTAGGGCCGCAATTCCATTGTCAGTCCCTCAGCTGTACGCCCGACTTCTTCAAGCCGTCGCCGATAGTTTTCTTCATTTCTTCCCAGTCTTTCTTCTTCATGTGCATAATCCTTCGGACCTTGTTTTCCGGGACTCCCCTCATCAGCATATTACAGATGTTGATTTCCTTTCTGTCGGACAGGCTCTTGCAGAAGCTTTTCACGGCTTCAATCTGCTTGCTGCGGTTGATCTTTTTCATATTCTGATATCCTTATGAACGCCATTCCATTCGGGGGCATAGGTTCTCGTTTGGTGACTATGATCTTGTAGATGAGGGAATCGTCTTCGTACACGCCCGCGCACGTCAGCGCGTCCAGTAAACTCTTTTCCGAGTTGTCGATGTCGCGTCTTCGGTTGTCGGGCGGATAAAGGTCAAGTTCAACTTGAACGGGACATGTGAATTTCGCATGCCCCGTTCGTCCGGCTATTGCCTGCACGCTCTCCCGATACTTTCGGCCATCACGACTGATGAGGACTCTCGGTCCCACATGCCTATAGTAGTGGTTGAGCGAGGGAGGCCACGGCAGTTCGAGTTCGAGCATTACATCCACGGGGGCTTGCTCGGAACGCGCGCGGTCTGGGCGGTCGTCGGCGTTGCGGGAGCCTGTTTCGGTTCCGGCTTGTAGTTCGCCTTGGACTCGTAGCCGCGGATGTCGTTGGTGATCTCGCCGGTGTTTTTGTCCTTCCTGCAATGGACCTTTATCACCAGCGGGAGGTTGTGGAGGTCAGCGGAATCGTTCGGCGTGAGGACGTTGACTGCACGGCAGATGGCGGACAGGTCGGCACGGGCCATGCGGACGGCCTCGGCATTCTGGTTCTCGATGTTCAGGCGCGACCAGAGTTTCCTTCCGGCGAATTCGCCGTCCGTGATTTCGAATTCGAGCTGGAGGTAGCGTCCGGTCCCGGCTCTGGTTTCCTTCATTTCGGAGTCGGTGATGACGGCGATGTACTTTCCGGCAGGGATCGGGTCGAACGCTTTGCTGGGTTCGACTTCATTCGCATTGAAATTGAGAATGGCCATAGGGAATAATCCTTTCGGTTTGTTGTTCAGCAGCCGCAGTAAGCGGGCGTGATTTTGGGGGTGACGGGTTTCTTCGGGGTGAATGAGCTGACGAATACGGGCTTTGAGGGCGGGCAGTGCAGATGCTCGAAGTAGACGAGATGCGGCATGAAGTCGTCGTGGATGATTCTGCACTTCGTTCCCTTGGGGATCATGCCGCCGCAGAAGTCGCAGATGTGGTTATGCTTTGCGATGGCGATGTGGTCGGACATTTCGAATCTCCTGTTATGAGGCCGCTGCCGCAGGAGCAACGGATTTTCTGTAAGCCTCGATGAAAGCATTCCAGGAAAGCGGAATCTCGCTGGGGAGGCTGTAGCGGTTCTTGGCGATGCAGGCCGGGCTGCCGTTCGTGCGAAGGATGCGTTCACCGCCGTCCGCGCCGATGGGTGCGGCAATGACGCGGCTGTCGCCGTCCTTGGAGACGCGGAGGCGCTTGGTGGCGAAGAAGACGCCGTCGACCCATTCGGAGATGAGGCTTGCGGCATGCTTGTGGAGTCGGGGCGAGTAACGGTCATAGGCCGCGTTCTCCGGGTCCTCGAATCTCTCGACCTTTGCATGCGCGAGCAGGATGACCATCATGCCGCGCTTGTTGCGAAGCTCGTCGAGGAGAGCGATGACCTTGCGCCAGTGGACGAGGGCGTCCACGTATCCTTTGCCATACCCGCCATCGGCTTTCTCGATGGATCGGACGCCGAACTCCTTGCAGATTTCGTCGAAGATCAGGCGTTCGAGCCAGTCGAGAGAGTCGATGACCACGGTGCGGAAGTTGTGTTCCTCATCGCGGAGGGCAGTCAGAGAATCGAGAACGTCGCCGACGCTCTGCGCAAGCGGGAACTTGCAGCAGTCTATCTCGCCGAGACCATCCTCGGTCTGGATGATAATGGGAGCGGGTGCAGACGCACCGAAGGTCGACTTCCCGACTCCCTCCTGACCGTAAACCATGATTCTCGGAGGCTTGTTCTCTCGCCCCGACTTGATGCTTTCAAGCATTCCCATTTTCCTTTTCCTTTCATTATGAACTCTTTTTCTGAATACTTCTTCTGGAACGATGATGCTTTCTTTCAGGCGACGACGAAGGCAATGACAAAGTAGACCGGGACGCCTGCTTCGAAGACCGCCCAGAGCCGGTGCCGACCATCAATGACGCCGTACTCGTGGTCATAGACGATGCTCGTGTTGTTCAGCATCCAGCGACCGGCTTTCATTTCCCTTGCGTACCGCTGGATGCGCTCTTCGTCGAGATCGTCGCACCTGGGATTCTTCCGAAGCATGGCAACGGCCAGTTCGGGCGTCATTTTGCCGATCACGACGCAGATTCCCTTCAGTTCTTTCGTGGGGTTTTCCTCTTTGACGATCTGCTTTTTCCTGGTTTTTCCCATTCTCACTTCTTTCCTTTCTGTGTGAGCTTATCAAGCTCGGTTTTGAGCGTTATGCTGAGTTCTTTCATCAGCTCTGCGGCTTCCTCTTTGGTCAGCAGGATGCCGGGATATTTCTTTTTGAGTTCTGCGATACAGTCTCGGAATGCCTTGCTGAGAGTCTTTTTCAGTTCGTCCGCCATCGCGGCCCGGAGTTCGTCCTCATTCCGGCATTTGCTGACTTTCCGTTTTCCCATCGTGATGACGTATGCCTTGTTGATGGTGAGGTTGCCGGATCTGATAGCTTCCTTGATTTCCTCCGGCGCATGGTCGATGATGGAGCGAATCCTCTCGACCTTGACGCGCGAGGTTCCGAGGAGCATGGCGGTACGGTCGGCGCTTTTGCCAAGGGGACGATCCTTCTTCGGACCTTTCTTTTTCCTCTGATCCAGCGCGGAGATGCACTTCATCAGCTCGGCATCCGTCAGGTTCCGGCGATTCCGCTGGGAGCCGATGGCATATTCCAGTGCGGCATTCTCGTCTGCGAACTCCCGGAGAACAACGGGGATCACTTCGATGCCGAGATTGGTGGCGGCAAGCAGGCGGGTGTGTCCATCGACCACCGTCAGCTTTTTGCCAGCCCAGACCACAATCGGATGGCCGCTGTCGAATCCGTGCTGTTTCATGTCCGTCGTAATTCTGTTCAGGACGTCTTCACGGATCGGGAAGAGGGTTTTGAACGGAGCCGCGGTTCGAATGGAATCGATTTTTGCCATCATGATAGTTCCGTTCACGAAATTGAATCCGGGTTCCGGCTTGGAGGGGTAGTTTGTTTTCATGGTCAGTTGTCCTTTTTGAGTCTTTTGAGTTCGTCTTTGAGTTTGTCGACGATTTTCATGGCGAGATTGGTGAGTTCATCGTCGGTATACCGAATTTCGGGATACTGCTTCAACTCGCGGTCAGTCCGCGTCGTCAGAGCACTGCAATAGCTGGTCTCCAAGGCGAGCAGACGGTCGGCCTTGATTTGTTCCGGATCGCAGTTCTCCGCCGCAGTGGCATGACGGGCATCCATCGTTGCCTTGTAAGCCTTATTGATGGAGAGCTTCCCGTCCTTGACAGCCTCCTTGACCTCATCGGATGCGTGGTCGTTGAGTGTGCGGAGTTGCTCGACCTTCGTGCGGGAGATTCCAAGGAGTGATGCGGTGGCTTCGGCGCTCTTCCCGGAATTAGCCCGACTTCGGGCTAATTTCTTTCGTCCGGCTACTCCACGCTTGTCAAGCTCGTTCAGACAGCGGAGGAGTTCAGCGTCGGTCAGATTCCGGCGATTGCGCTGCGTCTTGATGGCGTATTCCAGAGCTTCGGCCTCGTCCTTGAATTTCTTGATTATGGCGGGAATTTGGGAGAACATGAGGTTCTGTGCGGCGGTCAGGCGGGTATGACCATCAATGACGGTCATGTTGTGTCCTGCCCAGATGATGATCGGATGAGCCGAATCATATCCGTTGACTTTCATGTCCTGCTCGACGTTTTCGAGGTCGACCGGGCGGACCTGGAACAGGTCTTTGAACGGGGACGCCGTGTTCACATCGTCCGGGTCGACCATGGAAACCTGTTCGGCGGTTACAAAGACGTGGCCGTCATATTTCTTTTCGGTCGTGTTGTCCATCAGAGCACCTCCGGCATGGATTCGCTGGCGTTCCAGCGGATGGCAGTCAGGTCTTTCCCGCGGACGTAGGCGTTCCAGACGCGGATGTAGGCCGCGAGGGTTTCTTGAACAGAGAGCGTCCGAACTTTCAGGCGGTTGTCGAGCAGTCTGGCACGAAGCGTCAGGATCGGGTGTTTGGCCGTGAGGCCTGCGCCGGTTTTAAGGGTCCCGAAGAAGGAAGCGACCATGTCGCTGTGGGCGGTGCTTCTGCTGATGAGGCAATAAGCAAGCGCCATGTGGGATTTCACGAAGTGGTGTCCGCCACGTTCGGCGACAGCCGCCGCCTGTTCGATCATCTCCTTGTGTTCTTCGTAGAAACTGCGGAGGTTTTTGTTGCTGATGTTCATGCGACAGGTTTCGGGTGCGAGATTCTCGTCGATGCAGTCATGAAGCCAGAGGAGCTTCGTCAGCGTGGCGGCGGTAATGGAATGGGCAGAGCGATCAATCTGCATGATGTTGCTTGCCGAGCGGACTTTTCCGATATCCATCGTGACAATGCTGTCCTTGTCGGCATTGTAGACGATGAGGAGCTGGACGGGAATCTTGGCTTCCGTAATGGCCCAGAGTCTGTGCTGCCCATCGAGAAGCGTTCCATCTTCGGCGATGACGATGGTGGAACCGTTCTGCGCCCAGCGGTTCGACTTCATGTCCTTTGCATACTGGCGGACACGCTTTTCGTCGATGTTGCGGTTCATGGTGTTCTTCTCAAGCATTTCAAAAGCCATATCGGGGGTGACTTCGACGAGCTTGACGACGATTTTGGGGGTGGCGGTTGTGTTCATGATGTTTCTCCTGTGTGGTGTTATGAAATGGTATTAGAGGGTGTCGATGACGCGGATTTCTTCGTAGCCGGTGGGCCAGATGCCAGTGCATTCGCATTCGCGGTAGCGGTTCAGGGCGGCCTTGTTCGTGTTCTCGGCGAGGTCGAGGACTTCGTCGGTCAGTTTCCAGACGCCTGCGGAGAACGGCTCATTTTTCTCGACCGCAATCATGTAGACGGGGAAGGTCGTGCCGGAAACGGCGCGGAGGATCATGCGGTAAAAAGCCATCTGGTGGATGTATCCGAAACGGCGGCAGTCGGACTCGAACCAACGAAGACTGTCGCAGGTCTTGAGGTCGACGATGCCGTAGTCCGGATTGAACCAGTCCAGCCTGATC